AAACTTTGCTGTTTGATAAGCTGTTTTAATAGCAGATTCACCTATAGTATTTAAAGGCTTAACAACAAACCCAAGTGGGTTATTAAATATTGAACGTCCTTTTAATTTAGATTGTAAGTCAGCTTGAAAATTATTTACAAAATTAGAACCAGTATCAATTGGATTATCTACATTGGGATCAGGATCTCCTAAAGAATAATCAGGAGTTACTGTATTTTTTCCTGGCCCATACTGTTCCATAACAGCATTGTATTCTTCATTGTCTCCACCTGTACCACCTTCTGATACAGAGTAATCTGACATAGATTCAGTAGCTAAACCTGCTTCAACATCTGCTGAAACAGAATCATTTCCTGAACTTGATGAATCACCACCACCTGACATTAAAGTAGTCCTCCTAGTAAACCAAAGCCTCCACCTATCATAGCTCCCATTCCAGTATTTCCAGTACCTATCATACTACCAAGAGCAGCACCTGTTAAAGCACCACCTGCTGCCATTCCAAAAGGATTTTTGTTAAAAGATTGTGTTCCTTGTTGAGTTGGGAATCCTGCTGCTACAGGATTAATGATATTAGAGTATCTTTGTAAATTTTGATATGGAGCTAAGTTCTGTTCTTGTTGTAAACTTCTTAATTCCTCTCCAACAGCTGTTAAGCTTGGTACAGCTCTAGCAGTTTGTAATTGTCTATTACGTTCATTTTCATATGATTGAAAAGCCAAAGGTAATGCTTGTCTACCTAATTGACTAACAACTTGTTGTTGAGACATAGGACTGCCTGGAGTTCTACCTGCACCTGAAAATTGTTGAGCAACATTCGTGTACGCACTTGATGCTACATCAGCAATTAAAGGAGATAAAAAAGGATTAGAATATTGCCCTGAAATTGTATCTGCAATTTGCGTATTTGCCAGTCCTGCTATATTTTCTTGTGCAGCTAAACCTGAAAGCTGTTGTGTTGTTGGATCTACATATTGTGGCCCTTGCCCATAAATAGCACTAGCATCAGATACAATCTGATTTAATGCTGGTTGTGCTGGTGCGTAAGGTTCGTTACTTTGTATAGTAGTACCTCCACCACCTGATGATCCTCCTCCAAATGACATATTATTTTTTCTCCTTATTGTGTTTTTCTAATAAAACATGAGTACGATTATACCCATATCTGCTTAATACTTTTTGCCAACCTGGTCTAGCAATGAGTTCCATTGAATCACATTTGTTATCCCAAGCAAACTTTTCTATATTCTTAATTAAGTGTTGCCACTTATCTCTATGATGTCCTGTCATAATTCTTATGTTAAGACATTTCTTTAATGGTCTCTGTAATATCTCGGTAACTACAACACCATAATATTGTGTATTCTTTTCTTCTTTATCCCACAACATCCAAAGTTGCATCTTCTTTTCTTTGACCCATTCTTTAATACTAGAAGATAAAGCATAACCATTAGATCTTGCTAATGCATCTGCAATGTCTTTTTCAACGTGTTTCCACGCATCGTCAGTCATATCATGTGGTATATAAACCAATTCAATCATGCACTTTTTTCGTCAAATATTTCTAATACACTTATTATTCCTGCTATATCATCAGCAGTTTGAGCTTTTACTTTTAAAGTATCTGCTGATTCTAAAACAATTGTACCTTTAGCTAAATTTTCTACGTTCTTAGAACCTAAAGATATATGTGCTATTTCATGTTCAGCATTAGAATCAGATGAATCTGTTGTAAATGCTTCTACTTCATTAGCACCTGAATGAATATTTGTTACTTGTATTGTTTTAATTAAAGCTGTTCTATCTGTAGGGCAAGTATAAACAGTAGTTTTATCTGTACTGTTTAATGAAAACATTGCATTTTTATAGACGTTAGCCATTATTAATCAGGTTGTGCTGGGAATGAAACACCATTGACATCATCTACAGTACTTAAACCACTAGTTAAATTTCTAAGGTTTGTTCTGTAAGTTTGCCATTCTGTTTTTTTAGCAGATGTTAAAGCTGTATCTAATACAGCAGTCCAGTCAGAACTTGATAACAAATTATTTCTTTTTGTTCTCAAATCTGCCATTGCTCTATCAAAAGCACCAGCTTCCCAAGCTGCTTCTTCAGCATCTCTAGCTGCTTCTTCTTCTGCTGTAAATTGGATTCTTTCTCCATTTACCATTTTGTATCTAGGCATTAATTGTTCTCCTTCTTAGTTGTTATTGTTGTTGTTATCATAATTAAACCACTCCGTAAAGTGAGATTGTTCCAGCGTCTATATTACCTGACGACATCTTGAAATTTACTGCATTAATTGCAGACGTTGTATTTCCGTAGCCAGCAGTTAAATAATTAACACTTCTATCATTTAAATTACTTACATTTGATTTTGCTATAAAATGTTTTACAAATGTGTCGTTTGATGGATCAAAAAGGTGAAGATAACCTGAGGTATTTTGGTCATCATCACTTCCTATCGCTGTAGCTATTGTTTGATAATTTGTGCTTTGTGCAAGATCATCACCTGTATCATAACCTAAACCTGCTGGAGAACCACTTTCTCCATGATAAGCATTAAAAGATGTAGTAGTCTTTGTAATATTATAATTAGAACCACCATCGGTTGATAGATTAAAAGTTACGTTTGCTCCATCAGTAGCTGGGTGCATATTATAAAAAAAAAATATATATTCTTTGTAAGTGCTATTAATACCTGATGTGAAGCTAACACTAGCAGATGAACTGGCAGTTTGTTTAGATATAAAAACTAAATTACCTAATCCTGTTATGCTACCAAAAGCTGTTGCATTTTTTACTGCTCTGTTATTTAATTTAACTATTGCCATCTTAACTTTCTTTTAATCCATATAGTTTAATTGTTCCATCAAATGTATTTGATGTTGTTAAAAATCTAACAGAATTAACTGCTGCCGTAACATTAACATATCCAGCAGAAAAATTTGTAAAACAAGCTGGGTTTGAATGCATACCATTTGATTGATGCATAAAATGTTTAACAAACGTAGTCGAAGCTGGTGAGAAAACAAAAAGTTCACCTGAAACAGAAGCATCATTATCACTTTCCATATCCCAAGTAATAGGTTGATCTCCAGCCGCATTTGCTACATCTTTAGCAGATTGATAATCTAATACTCCACCACTTCCACTTTCATTATGAAATGATCTCCAAGCAACAGTTGTTTTAACAGCTGCAGTTGATTGACCATCTGTACTAAAATTATAACTGAAACCAATGTTTTCATTAGATGGATGAATATTAATAAATTTAAAAACATAAGTGTTATATGTTCCATCAAATACTACGTCATTTGTTCCATGAGTAAAATCAACAGCAGTAGCACCTGATGCAGTTTGAGTTTTAATTAAAACTAATGAACCTGTTGCTAAACCTGTTTCAGTAACAGCAGATATAGAATTGTTATTGTATTTAACTAACGCCATATAATTTTATAACTCCACTATCAATGTTTCCTGAAATCATTTTAAAATCTACTGCATTAACTGCTGAAGTAGTGTTTGCATATCCAGCTATAAAGTCATTATTGACATATGGTGCAGCTTCATTATTAGAACCAACAGTAGTCGAAATAAAATGTTTAGCAAATGTAGTAGATGATGGATCAAATAAATGTAAGTAACCTGATAAACTATCATCAGCATTTATTCCTAAATCACCAAATGCCATAAGAACTTGATAACCTGTTCCTTGTGCTAAATCATCAGCAGTTAGATAAGCTAAAGCAGACGCACTACCATCTTCATAATGATAAGCATTAAAAAATGTTGTAGTTTTAGTTGTGTTATAATTACTTCCACCATCAATACTCATATTAAATGCAAAATCAGAATTTGCTGATGGATGTATATTTATAAACTTAAATACATACTCTTTATAGGTACTATCTATTCCACTTGTAAAAGATAAATTAGCACTACTACTAGCTGTCTGTGTAGATATTAAATTTAAAGCACCACCACTAATACCTGATGGTATTGCTGTGATTGCTGATAAGGAATTGTTGTTACAAAAGTTTAAAGCCATTATGATACTCCATACATTATTATAGTTCCACTATCTATGTTGCCACTACTAAATTTAAAATCTACTGCATCAATAACTGACGTAGAATTAAAATAACCAGCTGAAAATGTTCTATTAGTATATGTTGGTTTATATA